AATGGCCAGATGATGGACATTAAGGAAATTAATTTGTTAGAAAATAGATTAATTGGAGACTCCGACACGCATAGATTAGTGCTCGTAGCCGAACCAGAAAGAGCTAAGATGAATAAAATAATTGGAAAATTATAAAAACACACTGGAGTGGTTAGACCACCCATGAGAGAACGAGAACTTTGGAGAAAATTAAAAAATGAGTCTAAGAGAATTACGTGGACAAGGCTGGAAAATTGGGCTTTATTCGGCACTCCTGATCTTTTGGGCTACTCTGATTCTGGCACCTTTTTTACAGTAGAATTAAAAGTAACTACTCCCGCAAAATCCAGTTTTGTGCGCTTCTCCCCGCACCAAATATCTTTCCACATTAAGCATCCAAAGAATACCTTTGTCCTTGTTGCTTGTGCCCTGGACCAGCTTGTACGCTTGTACCCTGGCTCTGGGATCATTCAGCTTGTTGATTTAGGAACCAAGCTTGAACCCTTAGCTTGTGGACTTTCTTCCTGCGTCTCTTTGCTTGAGGGCTTGTGAGTTGTGCGCTTGAGCGCTCCTCGAAACTTGGGCTTGAGCCCTTCGGAGTAGAATTCCGCTAGCCATTCTTTAGTGATGATGGGTCGTCTCATTTAGTGTAGTCCGTACGCGATGTTGGCTGTGCCCCGGTCCCAGCATGCCCTGCAATCCTGGCACTGGTTATTTTGTTCAGCCGCCGGGCAGCTCTTCTGGACTGTCACCACGGTTGATGTCCAAGGCCAAAAGCCGGCCGCGGGTTTATCTATTTTATGTCCTGATAATCTAATAATCAAATTTTTTGGTATACTGTCAGTACTTAATGGCAAAAATTTGGCCTCGCGTGTGGGCAGCCAGTGACTGGTCCCTGGCGTGAGCTTGCACACTTCAAAAATATTTTTGAGATGTTGCACCCCTTGCAGGTCCCCTGAGTCATGCCACCTGAACCATGGAGTATTATCAATTAATACAACCATAGCGGGAATCCATTCAGGATGTGTTAGGCCAGCCAGTCGACGCGCGAGCGCTTCTTTTACATTCCGGAAACGATAGCGCCCCTTCAGAGCATAGCAGCCCGCACAGACTGAGCCCGGGATCTTAACTAGTTTACTTCCTGTAATGCATGCCTGAGCTGGCAGGTTGAATGCTGGTCCCGGCATCTTGGACGGCGCACTGAGTCCTCCTGTTATTGCTTTAGCTTCTTTTTTATTCATAATCCTATAATATCCTATGCTTGAGAGCTTGTCAACTCTGCTTGTTGACTTGTTCTTTATTGGGCGGGCCCACCCGCTTGGTGGCTTGAGAGCTTGTAGCCTTATTCTTTTTTTTATTTTTTAACTCCAGGATGTATCGGGCCCTGGCGGGCCCGGTTTTCCAGTTAACAGTTTTATACATTTTCAAGTTCTGTTAAAAACTCATCCACTTCATGGGCTACACCATTTGGGATCTCAGTAATGTTTTCAACATCTCCATTGTCCCACTGGACCTGAATGGCCCAGCTGGATACTTTTTTCTTATTATATTGTTTGGCTGTTTTTCCTTCTATAGTCATCAGTTGGCTTTCTTCTTGGCTGTGCCACCCTGAATCATAATATCATCAGCGCTGAACCCTGCACCGCTTAACATCTTGCCAATTTGACCGATCATTTTAACCTCGGCGTGTTTTTCGTGTTTGTCTTTGTATTTTATATATTCCTTGTTTGTAATAACAGGTTCAAATTTAGAATAATAACACAAGTGCCCATCATCATAACCGTCTTTGGCTTTGGTTGATTTTTGAGTTGATACATACCAACGTGTCCCTTTGAAGAGATAAATATATTCTATAAATATATCTCCTTTCATCTGGTTCATGTACATCCACTCATCTCTGAAGGTTCTAGCGGGATCTGTTTTTCTTTCCCAATCTCGAGAGTAAAAACTACACTCATCTAGAGTGTCACCTAAATAGCTGGCGTCACCATGATTAAATAATAGTTTTGCAAGTTCACGATTGTTATAATGATCAACCAGGCATTTACCCACTCCGTAAGGGTAGCCGTCCGAGTGAACATATATAACTTTTACCTTCTTTGTCTTTGGATCTTCTATTGCTATATTGCTTCTAGTACTCATTACTTTCTCCTTTGTTAATCCCAGTATATCCCAGAGCTCCGACCGTGTCAAGAAAATTTTTTGCTTGACGCCTGTTTAAAAATATGTGGGCGGGCCCACCCGGTGATCCCAGATCCGAGTATCTACCCTCACATGCGCTAGTAGACTTCACACATGGTTTTTTTGCCTCGGATCAGGGATCAGCTTGAACCCTAATAAAATTTTTCTTTCTGCGTTCTGCTTGTGCGTTTTTATACTGCCACAAACAGAACAGCTTTATGGTTGATATTTAAGTTTTTATAAATAAATATATATCTTATATAATCCTATTGACAAAAATGTCAAGATGAATTATAACTTTATTTTATGAAAGGACAAAACAATGAGTAGAATAAGACTAAATCAAGAGTATCGGAATAAGGTTGCAGTAAAAATGAAAGCTTATGCCGAACAAGAAAACACGCAAGAGAAAGAGAGTTTTTTTCAAGAAAGAGAAAACTTCAAAGCACACCAAGATAAAACTTGGGAACTTGCTCAACAATGTGTAACAAGACAATATCCACAAAAAGATGTTGAAATGGCACATTATCTTCAAGACAAATATCCTAACGTAAATACTATTGCAAAGGATAGTTGTTTCCATTTTGGTTACATGGGTAAACCAGAAGAAGCAGATGAAGAAGATAAATACATCACTAAACATTTTGACTTTAGATTAAATGGTAATTTAAATGGAGTTGATGACCAAGATGAAATAGATGGGTATCAACCACAATCGAGAGATTTTGGCTATGCTTATTTTAGAGATGAGTTGAAAGCACAAAAAGATTGTAACCCAGATATTACAATCGAAATGGAAGGTAAGGACAGCAATCCACATTGGACTAAATTTCAAGACGCTAATGATAGGTATCTTGGAACATCAAGTGGAAGAAATAATCTAACATCATACGCAGATAAATGGGATAAGGAATATGAGTTAGATTTAATTGGTCGTGA